GATGCGGCCGATGCTTGCGCGATTCTTCGAAGTGTTCACAAGGCCTCCTTATCGAGTCATCGCCGGCGCCATCGCCGACTGGCGAGGACTCCCGGGCTTGGTTTGCTCGTTGCTCGTTCCGCCCGCGGGGGCCGCGCCGCCCATCGGCTGACCCATCCCCATCCCGCCCATCATCGCCATCGCCGGGTTCATCCCCTGCGACGCCGACGCGGTGGCGTAGAGCTGATCGTGCATGATCGAGAGCATCGGGTCGTTGACGATCTCGTCGAGCTCGTCGATATCGAACTCGTTGGCGATGATCTGGGTGACCTTGTCGGGCCGCACGTACCCGCCCGTGGACATCGCCACTTGGACCGATCGCAGGATCACGTCAAGCAGTTCGATGATGCGGCGGGCCCGCACGCTCTGATCTTGCCGCTGCATCGAGCGCGGCTTGAGCTTGACCTCAAAGTCGATGAAGTCGCCCTCGCGATCCTCCGGCGTGAACGACATCTCGATCCACTCGCCGCCCGGGAGGCGCTTCAGGGTGGCGATATTGATGTGCGGATCCGTCCAGAAGTGCCACGCCAGGGAGCGGCTGATCCCCTCCTCGTGCGCATCGTGCGTGTTCTGGATGTCCTCAAGCAGGGCCGTCGCGCTGGCCTGCTGCCCGGAGTAGATCGTCGCCTTGTCGGTGCCGCCGGTTTGCCCGCTGAGCAGGTCGGGGTTGTTCGCCTGGACGTTGAACATGCCCAGGAACATCTCGGCCATCGGCGTGAGATCGGGAAGCACCGCGCCCACCATCAGGTTCTTGGCGCCCGCGGGGTCATCCATGAGAACCGTGTCTTGGTCCTCGGCGTCCCGCACGGTTTCGAGGTCATCCTCCTGCGACTTGGTGCCGACAAGCAGGTTCTTCGACTTGAGGATTTCCCTCACCGCCTTGTTGAGCAGGTCGTAGAACGTCTCTGACTGCTCACGCCAGCGCGCCACGGGCGGGATGCCGAAGGGCTGGTTCTTGACGGGGTAGAACTCCAGGCGGTGATACGGGCCGCCCTCGGGCCCCTGGTAGGGCTCGACGCGCAGGTAGTCCTGCGAATAGTCCTCGCTGGCAGGGAGCGTCACGATGAGGGGTTCGATCTCGTCGTGGATGTACAGATCAACGAGCTCGACCATGTCCACCAGGTCGTAGTCCCGGCCGCGGGGCCCTTCGGCGCGAGAAAGGTCCTCGTGCCGCTCCTGGCGACGGGTGCCGCATCGGCCATCCTGGAGCGACGGAAGCCCCTCGATGATGTCTTCCTTGCCCGCAAAGATGCCCGACTCGAGCGCGTCGTCGCGGCGGACGCGGTAGAAGTGGCCCTCAAACAGGGCCTCCTCGACGCATCGGGCGGCGGGATCGAAGACGTAATCGTCCCAATCGATGTTCAGGATGTACGGCTGGCCCTTGTTGTACCAACGGCCATTCACCTTGATCATCTCGGAGCCGACCTTGTGCCCAACCTTCACCACCGCCATGGGCGACAGGAAGGCGTCAACCAGCGTGAGACGGGTCTTCTGCACGCGCTTGAGCTCGCGGCCGGCACGATCAACGGCCAGGCCCAGGCGGGCCGCGGGCTCGCGGGCGGCCATGCGGTATGCGCCGAAGCGGTGAGTCGGATTGCGGCTGGCGATGTAGGGGACGAAGGTATCGACGGCCTTCGCGATGAGGTTCATCGGGCGCTTCTGGCCATCGTCCTCGTATGCGAATCGGCCCGCGTATTCCTGGTATGCCTCCCGGCGACGCGAGCGCACGTCTTCAAGGCGATCATCGCTTGCGCGGATCGCGTCAAAGAGCTTCATGGCCGTGGGAAGGCGTGTCACGGGAAAGGGCTCCCGCGCCGTGCTGCTTCACTTGAACAGTACCCGGTCACTTTCGGGGGAGCAAGCCGAGAGCGAGCAGCCCGCCCGAAGTCTCGCGAACCTTGACCGAGTCTTTGGTGTTATTGGCCTTCTTCCGCTCGCCGCGCCATGCGAAAGTGAACGGCGGCGCCTTGCGAATCGGCGGCTTGCACCGGAAGCAGTACATCGATCCGTACTGCGCGAGTCCGGCGCCAATGACCAGGTCACCGTGCGTCTTGTCTGCGGCGCCCGACTCCTGCTCCAGGTGCGCGGGGCCCACCGAGCCGTTCTCCATGAAGATGTACTGCCGGGCCTGGTCGAGCAATCGCCGCGAGCGGGGGATGAACTCGTCGCGGGCGAGCGCGCCGCGCCAAAGTCCGAGCATCGCGGGCTTGCGTTCGTCGTTGGAGTGCCACCCCATGAGGGGCTGACGCTTCTTGTCGCGCCGCCGCTCATCGATCATCGAGTACAGCCAGGGGTAGGAGAACGTGCGCAGCGCGTTGCTGACGATCTGCCCGCCGCCGCCGTTGGCCTCCCAGCACACAAACGCGCACCCGTGGGCGCCGCCGAACCAGTGCCCCGCCTCCATGATCTGTCGCCCGAACTCCCCGGGCTCCACCACAGAGCTGGCGAACTCGCCCACCTGCCTGCCCGTCTCGAGCTCCTTGACGATGATCGTGCTCTCCGCGGCCTGGAGCCCATAGGCGACGTCGATGCCGAAGATGTACGTCTTGGTCTGGGGCGGACGCCACTCCCCCTCTTCATCTTCTTCGAGGTCGAGCCAGAGCGACCACGGCCGCTCCACCGCATCGGGATCAAAGACAAAGCCCGTTCGCTTGCGGCGAAGGTTCAGGTCGCGGTCGCCCTCGCCGACGAAGCGGATGTGCCCGATGTAGTCGGGGGCGCAGGCGTTGACCGCGCGGTGCCGCTCAATCTGATCGGCGTCGAAGAAGACATATCCCGCGCCCATGTGGTCGCGATCGATGTTCTCGGCGATCTCCCGCTTGGACACCGCCCTTGAAACAGCCAGGTCACGCCACGGGCTTGAGACGATGTCCTTGCCTTCTTCCCGCTTCACGTACCGGCCGCGGCCAAACACGGGATGGTCGTAGAAGGGGGCGGTGAGCACCTTGCACTTGCCGCTGGTGACGATCGATGCGAAGAAGCCCGGGCCGTGCGCGGTGGAGTTCGCGATCCGGCACGCGGTCATCTGGGATGCACCCTCCCAGGCGAGCTTGGCGTGGCGCATGCGGGCGATCTCATCGAACAACACCGCCGTCTTTCGGCCGCCGTGCCCGCCGTCGCTCGTGGTGCTCTGCCCGATGATGGTGCAATCCATGCTCTTGTTCACGAGCTTGAGATCGGTGCGACGGAACACCGGGAGCATCCACGCCGGCTGGTTCGCAATCAGGTAGTCGTGCTTCCAGAACAAGCTGTCGGGGTCGCCGGGGGAATCGACCAGGTCCTCTTTGCGGCTGAACTCGGCGAAGTGGGTGCCCGGAACGAACTGCCAGAACCAGTGCATCGCCGTCAGGATCAGCCAGGACAGGCCCATCTTGCGGGTCTTGTCTACCGCGATGTCGTGCCCCTGGGTGATGCCCTCGAAGAGATCGCTGAGGATGTCATCTTGGTAGGGGTAGGTGATGAACGGAACGTGGTTGGAGCCGCTGGTGATGCTGCGCTCGTGCCCGTTCTCGTCGTATTCCTGGAGGATGTAGGTGTACGCGAAGGTATTGATCCAGAACAGCATGGATGCGAGCGACTTCTGCGAGCACATGGCTCGGCAGGCCGACTGCTGCTCGGGATCATCTTCTGCCGAGAGGATCAGCTCTCGCCTGAACTCGGCGTTGGCGAGCGGGTCCTTGGGAACCTCGATCGGCACGCCGCCGATGTCAAGCGACCAGTCGGCGGGATGATCGAGGGGCCGGGCCCCGCGGAGCTCCTCAGGCTGTCGCGACGGGGGCGGTTTCCTCGCCATTGGCCGGGACTCCCGGGCGAAGGCCGCTGATGCGCTCGGCGAAGCGGAGCATGTTGCGCATGTGCACGAACGCGGCCGCCTGGATAGATTCGGCCACCCTGGTCAACTGCTCCTTGGAGGGCTGCTTGGCCATGTCCTTGGCGAGAGCGATCTTCCCCTGCTTGTGCCCGACCGCGCCGCCGCCGGCCAGGATGAGGCCCGCAACATCGGGGCTCGCGGTGACGATCGAGCTGAGCCGCTCGGCGTCCTCGGCCATCATCTGCGACTGGATCAGGTTCTCGCGCGCCTCTCGGGCAAACTTCTCGATCATCGACAGGCATTCGAGCTGCCCGAGATAGCAGTCTGCTTCGGTGAGTGTGTGGGGTGCTTCAGCGATCGCGGTCATGGCGTCGGCTCCGTGTTGGTGTGCTGCTTCTTTGCGGCCTTGGCCATGGTAGCGATTTGCGAAGCCCGGAAGATGTCGAGCGTGTCGAGAACGTGAGAGCCCGACGTCTTGAGGTCGATGCTGACCCGGGCCTTGCCGTACCGGCGCTCGAGGTAGAGCTTGATCGCGTGCACCGCGACCGACCCGTTCTCGTCACCGATCAGCTCCTTGAGCCTCACGACGGCGGTTTCGTCAAGATCGTGCGCCGCCCACAGCGCCTCTTCGGCCTGGCGGATCGCCGCCGGCTTGCGTCCCGCGTTCTCGCGAGCACCACCGTGCATGTTGCCGGGCGCAAACTTCCCGTCACCGAGACGATCGGCGGCGGGCGCGGTCCTCCGCGGCTTGGGCTTGGGCTTCCTGGCCATCAATCACTTCCTGGAGACGCGGCTCACCCGCGCGTGCCGAGACACGGCCGAAACGCCGTTGCCACCGCCCCCGCCACCGTCATGCGTCACCGTGAAGTAGCAAGAATCGACGGCCCACGTCCCGCCGCCCGAGATCAAACTGAAACTCAACTGGGTTTCAAACCCCGCTTCGATCGCCGTCTTCAGTGCCGCCGCGTCCGTGATCGTCACCGGGAGCGTGATCGTTTGCAGGGTACCGTTCGCACCTGCGAAGGTTGTCGGGTTCGTTGCGCCCGCGAGTCCCC